AAGGCAATGTAGGATTAGGAGATACATCACCTGCTCATAAATTAGAAGTAAATGATTCAAACAATTATCAAGGTGTTCATATTAGAGGAAGTAATGCTCCATGCTTTACAATGGCTCAAGGGACATCTGCTACGCCACAATGGAGAATGGGTATTTCCGGATATGACGGTGCTGACTTTGCTATTTCAACTGGTGCAGGTACAAATGATAAATTTAGAATGGACCCTGATGGTAATAGTTGGATGGGAAATGTTAATAACATAACTCCAAGAATAAACTTGCATAGTACTGGAGATAGTGCAAGCTTTAATGGTCCTATATCTTCTGGTTATGCTGTTGGTCCAGGAGGAGCTCAAAGAGCACCTATAACACGTGATTGGTTTACATATTCAGGAGGTACATCAATAGGTACCAATAGATATGTTCACATGAAAACAAATCTATTAGGTGGAGGCACTGGTGTTGGCAATCAGGAATTTACAATGAGTTTATTTCATTATCATGGTTTTTATTATTATGGTGCTAATTATTATGGTGATGGCACAATCGGATGGCATAATTGGAGTGGAACTTTTTATAACGTACAAAAAAATAATTATGGAAATTTTAACTTAGTACAAGATAGCTATATGTCAAGTGACGGTTATGTTGTATTGGTTGCAGACGTAATTGGAGGATACGCTCAATTTACTATTGATTGGCATCAATGGGGTGGTTATTCTTTTAGAGATAAAGGAGTGACTAATGTTACAAACACATCAAGTACATCAGGAGCATATTAATGGATGAATTAACACAAGAACAGGCATTAGAAAAAATGAATGCATTATATTTCCCAGTAGTGGAAGAAGGAGACCTTGCAAGTCAATTTGGTTATGATTTTATTTATCAATCAGGTGAATGGGTTATTAGAACTGAATAACAAACTATTATAAATAGAATATAATAGGAATTAAATATGGCAAAACCAAATAGTAAACAAACATTTATCGATTATTGTTTAAGGTCATTGGGTGCACCAGTGATTGAGATTAATCTTGATGAAGACCAAATCGATGATAGAGTCGATGAGGCTTTACAGTTTTATCAAACATATCACGCTGACTCTATAGAAAAATTTTATTTAAAACATCAAGTCACTCAAACAGATATCGATAATAAGTATATTGCAATCAATGACTTAATTACAGATGTTGTAAGAGTTATGCCTATCAGAGATTCTGTTACTTCCACTGATATGTTTGATATACGATATCAAATACATTTAAATGATATTCATTCAGTCGGCTTTATGGGTAATTTAACTGAGTATGTTATGTCAAGACAATTTTTATCTTTATTAGATGTAGTTGTTGATTCAGACGAAAAACATATTAACTTTGAAAGACATAAGAATCGATTAGAGATTTTTATGGATTGGTCAGAAGAAGTTATTGTTGGTGATTACTTAATTGTAGAATGTTATCGTATAATAGACCCTGATACATATACAGACGTATATAACGATTATTTTTTAAAGAGATATTGTACAGCATTATTAAAAAGACAATGGGGTCAAAACTTATTAAAGTTTGAAGGTATGGTAATGCCAGGTGGAGTAACATTTAATGGACGTCAATTATTTGATGATGCCAACGAAGAAATAACCAGATTAGAAGAAGAAGCAAGACTTAATTGGGAACAACCAGTCGACTTCATGACAGGATAAAACATGCCGAGAAATGTATATTTTTCTCAGGCCGTTAAGAGTGAACAAAACCTTTACGAAGACCTGATAATAGAATCACTAGGAATATATGGACAAGACGTCTATTACATTCCACGTACTCTTGTCAATCGTGATAATATATTAAACGAAGACCCAGCATCAAAATTCGATGATGCTTATCTCATGGAAATGTATATTGAAAATACTGAAGGCTTTGAAGGTGCGGGAGATTTATATTCTAAATTTGGATTAGAAATCAGAGATGAAGCAACGTTTGTTGTATCAAGAAGAAGATGGGATTCAAGAATTGGTGTATTTTCATCTAACTTAGTTGACCCAAGACCACTGGAAGGAGATTTAATCTTCTTGCCAATGACCAATAGTTTTTTTGAAATATCTTATGTAGAAGATGATTCACCATTCTATCAATTATCAAACTTACCAGTTTATAAGATGCAATGTTCATTATTTGAATTCAATGATGAAGAATTCGATACTGGTGTTGCAGAAATTGATACTAAAACTGCTCAGTCTGCATATCAATTATCAATGGATATTAATATTACTGGTGGCAATCACTATGAGGTTGGCGAAACTGTAAGACAAACAATATCAGCTGGTGTAGTTGTATTTGGTGAAGTTGTTTCTAGAACAAAAGTATCTGATACGAGTTCACAAATATATGTGGCAAACATTGGTGTAACTGGTTCAACAGAATATAAAACATTTATTGAATCAAATTCAGTAGCACTTGTAGGTGATAATACTGGATATATTGGATATATCAATGCAATATATGATAGTATTGCAGATACAACAAGTGGTAGAGTGTTCTCAACAGATGAGGCTGCTCAAAATATGGACTTTGAAATAGATGCAGATGGATTTATAGACTTTAGTGAGTCTAATCCATTTGGCGACCCATCGGAGACTTACTAATGTTTGGTGACCATTTCTATCATGCTACAATGAGAAAGTCCGTTGCGGTCTTTGGTACATTATTTAATAACTTAAGAGTTATTCGAAAAGCTGCTGATGGTAGTGTTTTAAATCAAACACGAGTACCATTGGCTTATGGACCTAAACAAAAATTTCTTGCAAGATTAGACCAAGAAACTGGATTTGATGCTCCTATGGCAATCAAATTACCAAGAATGGCTTTTGAAATGACATCATTAACTATTGACACTGCTCAAAAGACACCAAAAAGAAATAAGATTGTAGAATTACATGCATCTGATGTCACAAAGAAGAAAACAATAAAACATTGGACATCATATGATATTGGTATGTCATTATATATTATGGCAAAAAACCAAGATGATGGATTACAAATAGTAGAACAAATCTTACCTTACTTTACTCCAGAGTATAATGTAACAATAACTCCTGTTGATGGATTTACTCATAAACAAGATGTTGCTGTTATATTGGGTAGTGTAAATATTGATGACCAATACGAAGGAGATTTTACTGAAAGAAGAGTATTAATATATCAATTAGACTTTATAATGAAAATGAAGTTTTATGGACCTACAGGCGACCAAGGTGTCATAAGAGAAATTAATATAGATTTTAAAGATAAAGGCAATGTATCTGATATTATGGAACAAATGGATATTACTATAAATCCTACAACTGCAGATGAAGATGATAACTATACAGTTGTCACAACTATAAAGGATGGAGATGAGTAAGAAAGATAAAATGGTACAAAGTCTAGAAAAGAATTTACCTACAATAAAAAAAGATAGGCCTATCAAAATAGATAAAGATGTAAAAGATGATTATGAATTTTCTCGTAAAACATATAAAGATTTAATATATACTGGAACAAGGTCAATGGACGTACTTGCAGAATTGGCAAGAGAATCTGAACATCCAAGAGCGTTTGAGGTACTTTCTCAAACAATAAAAAACATAGGTGATACAACTGAAAAGCTCATGGCTCTTCAAAAACAGAAAAAAGATTTACAAAAAGACGAAAAAGAAGAAGCAAGACAAGTGACTAATAATAATATGTTTGTGGGCAGTACTACTGATTTGCAAAGGATGTTATTGAACAAAGATAATGTAATAGATGCAAAAGCTAAAGAATAATGAGTTCGGCTATTTAGGTAATCCAAACGTCAAGAGAGACGGAGTAGAAACCGAGTTTAGTAAAGAACAAATAATAGAATATCAAAAGTGTATGCAAGACCCTGCATATTTTGCGCGTACTTATATTAAAATTATATCATTGGATGAAGGATTAGTACCATTTGACTTATATCCTTATCAAGAAAAAATGTTTAGTCATTTTAATGGTAATAGATTTAGTATTGTTTTAGCTTGTAGACAAAGTGGTAAATCAATATCTTCTGTTGTTTATCTTTTATGGTATGCGTGTTTTCATCCAGAAAAGACAATTGCTATATTAGCAAATAAGGGTGCTGTAGCAAGAGAAATGTTGGCAAGGATTACACTTGCATTAGAAAATTTACCATTCTTTTTACAGCCTGGATGTAAAGCTTTAAATAAAGGTAGTATTGAATTTAGTAATAATAGTAAGATAATAGCATCTGCTACATCAGGAAGTTCAATCAGGGGTTTATCAATTAATTTATTGTTCCTTGATGAGTTTGCTTTTGTTGAAAACGATGCGCAATTTTATACATCAACTTATCCTGTAGTATCTGCTGGTAAAGATACTCAGATTATTATTACATCTACAGCTAATGGTATAGGTAATGTATATCATAAATTATGGGAAGGAGCTATACAAAAGACAAATGAGTTTAAACCATTTAGAGTAGATTGGTGGGATGTACCAGGAAGAGATGAAAAATGGAAAAATGAAACTGTAGCGAATACATCGGAATTACAGTTTGAACAAGAATTTGGTAATACATTTCATGGAAGAGGTAATACACTTATAAGTGCTAATCATTTATTAGCTCAAGTAAGT